TGTATCTTCATGCTCATGGTGATCTCCATTGATGCTATAGAAAACAAACTCAAGAATATTTTGTGAATTTGCTAATTTTACAACACCCTTGATAACAGAAGTTGAATCGTCAATTGTCTGTATATAATTGTAAGCATTGGCACCAAAGCGATCCAGATAACTAATACAAATTGCACTAGCATTGTTCAATAATGCGTCATTTACTTGAAGATATCCTGATCCTGGATTATCGTGCACTGTGTTAGCGTTGAATTTATATTCAAAAGTTGCGCCACCAAAGGATCCAGGTTGACCTTGCACACCTTGGAATCCCTGATTACCTTGAACACCTTGAAATCCTTGAGCACCCTGTTGACCTTGTGAACCTTGAGTACCCTGAACACCCTGCGGTCCTTGTGGTCCAGAATCACCAGTTCGATCAAATGATACAAGTGTGTTCTTTTGATTGCTGAAAGAAGATGCAGGTCCACTGGTGTAATCAAGTCCGATTACATAATAGTTTACATTCGCAGTGGCAACAAGTCCAATCGAATCTAACTTGAATATTGCATAGTCAGCACCATTGTTGATGTCGACAATGCGAATAAATGCCTTGTCTACAGCGGTTGAGTCTGCGACGTGTTCTAGATATGGACCAGTATTTGCACCAGGGAAATCTTCACTGCTAATATACATCTCTGTTGCGAGAGTGAAGTCAGCAGCATTAAGTTTGAATGTTCCGCTTACAGGCTCAGTGTTAGCAGTGTTGAAGTCGAAGAAATAATTAAATGACACACCACCAAAGAGACCTTGGAATCCTTGTGAGCCTTGTGTTCCCTGTAAACCTTGAGCGCCTTGAACTCCTTGTGCGCCTTGCACACCCTGTGCTCCTTGAGCACCCTGAGCGCCTTGAGCTCCCTGTGCGCCCTGTACTCCTTGAATACCCTGTGCGCCTTGCACACCTTGAGCACCCTGTGCGCCTTGTGCTCCTTGCGATCCCTGTGAACCTTGTGTACCTTGCGGACCTTGTGGTCCAGTTGGACCAGGTGCGCCTGATTTTAGGTTAAGTTTGCCAACTTCCTGTTGGTTGTTGACATTGACAGAACCAACAGTATTTTGATTCTTGACTTCAATCTTCATCGACTAACCTGTGGTGTTACAGTTATAATTCCTTCTAATATTCTAGTAACAACACTAGTATTCGATGTCATCTTTACATCATAAAGATATCTACCAGGAGTAATATTAGCAGTGTTCGCGGAGGTGATAGATAACTTGACGTTGCCGTTAGCAGCGTCTACAATAGTTACTGTGATATTCGCAGTTGCGTTAGAGGAATAATAGGACTTTCTTATCTGAGATTGAAAGGTATAATTGGCTACATTGATAGCGGTTCCATCATCGTTGGTTAGGTCGATAGAGGTTTCAAATGTAGTTCCTTGATCAAGAGTAAGTTCTGCGTAAGCCATTTTCGCTCTCTATGAGTGTGAGGTGTCATAGTATTTAGGTTTTCATTATGGTGTTATAGTCAAAGTTGATGGAGAGGACATATCAGATGTAACATTAGTCCAATACCATAGCGTATAATTATATGTAGAATTGTATGTCGGAGTCACTGCAACACTCGCTCTAGTATAAGTTGTGCTACCTAAAGTTATTGATGTCCAAATTCCTGGATTAGAAGTGTAATCCCCAGATAATTCAAAAATTAAACGGTTTCCTTCTCCCCACCTATAAAGACCGAAAAAAGTGGTGGATGCGGTGCTACTTACACTAGTTCCGTATTGAGTTTGAGTTGAGGATCCGAATGGTCCTCTATTAAACCCACTTAGAACTAAATCTACTCCACCCAAATAGCCGTAGTAAGTATTATTAGTCAAATTTGGAAAAGATCCAGAAATAATCGTTTGTTGTTGTGGAGTTATAGTTGTAACAAAATTTTTGCTAGCACCTAAAAAATTTCTTATAGTTATTGTGCCACTAGATGGAATGCTAGAATTTACCCCATGATTTCGAACATATCCAGCTCCTCTTCTGTAAGAGGTTAAAGTATTAGGACCACTGAATTCAGTCTTAATATCACTTAATGCTATTGTCCCAGAAGAAGGTAGAGCCATAATTACTCACCCAATCTTGCTTCTAGTGCCTTCACCTTATCATTGAGTTCTTTGATGGCTTCAATCAATAGAGGAACTAGTTTACCGTAACTGACGCTGAAATATCCTGTTTCGTTTTTATGTACGCTTTCAGGTACGACCTCTAGAACATTTTGAGCAATCAAACCTATTTGTGGAGCACTATCAGTAAACTGTAGTTCTTTCAATGCTAATTCATTCCACTTATATGTCACACCGTTTATAGATGAAACCTTATCAAGTGGATTATCAATTGCTCCAGTAATTTCCTTCAATCTTCCATCAGAAGTTGCTGAGAAGTCAACTGCACTCAACACACCAGTAGAAGCATTATAAGAGAATATTCTAGTGCTGCTCGCAACTTTAGGAACACCGTTTGTACCACCACCACCTGTTCCTAGAACCATCACTGGATACAGTGTAGAAGAAGCAGTGTCTAGTGCTGCATTGATGTCATTGCCTGGTCCACTTGCACCTTGTGCACCTTGACGACCTTGTGCACCTTGAACACCAGTTGCTCCAATTGCACCTTGCACACCTTGTGCACCAGTTGCTCCAATAGCACCTTGTACACCTTGTGCACCAGTGGATCCAGTGGCGCCTTGTGCGCCAGTAGAACCATTAGCACCTTGTGCACCCTGACGACCTTGTGCACCTTGCACACCTTGAGTTCCTACGCTACCCTGCGCACCAGTTGCACCTTGCGCACCAACAACACCTTGTGCTCCAGCAGAAGCAACAACGATAGACAATGCAGTACCACCAGCTGGTAGAGTTCCCGTGACATATGATACTGGAACTTGTAACCAACCAGAATTATTTGTGACTGCTCCTGTAATTTGAAATACAAAGAACTGTTGTGTGCCTGAAGTTGAACGACTTTGGAATACTAGATATGTTCCATTAGTCCAACCTGCAATCCAACCTGATTGTCCTGTGTTATAGTTATCAACTGAGTCAATCGCCATTTGAGTGATTGATCCAACAGTGCCGCTATTGAAACGGAAGTTACCGTTACCAGGATCAGAAGCTGTATCAGTAGAACTCTGGTATGTGTAGGCAGCACCACCGCGAACACCTTCAGCGCCTTGCACGCCTTGTGCACCTTGATCTCCTTGGCGACCTTGCGCTCCCTGCACACCTTGCGCTCCTTGTGCGCCTTGAGCACCAATTGCGCCTTGGGCGCCTTGCGCACCTTGACGACCTTGAGAACCTTGTTGCCCAACATCACCCTGATTTCCTTGAGAACCTTGAACTCCTTGTGCACCTTGACGACCTTGCGCACCCTGAGCACCTTGAGCACCAACTGCTTGGGCTACTGTAAATGAGATGTTAGCATTGCCAGCAGCTGCTCCACCTTGTGGTCCCTCAACAGTAACAATGATTGTCTCAGAATTTACAAAGTTCAACTGTCTCTTATCTAATGTGCTACCACCATTGGCAGATACACGAACAGTATTTGCAGCAGTATTTGCAGCTTCGTTAGAGCCAGCTGAAGAAATTGCTAGTTGCGCAACACTGTTTAGACCCTGGGCTGTAGCAACTGCCACTGCACTGGTGTTAGTGTAATCTGATGTCAAATTAGCAGCGACTAGAATTCTAGAATATCCTTGAACACCTTGAGCACCGAATCCTGCTGAGTTGGTAGTTAGTGCCCAGTATCCATCATTACCTGCTCCAACAGAGGCAATATATGTGATGTACGCATTGAGTGTTGATCCAGAACCTCGATAAACACCAAACGAACCATCCCCTGCTGCTTGCGTTCCAACGCGAATGACTTGTTCATCAGAGGCTACTTCAGAAGGAGCGACGATCGGATCACGAACTCGAAGGACGTTTACAGCCAAGTCTGAAATGTTTGCGGTTGCGACGTTGAGCGTAGAAGTTACCCAAACATTACCAACATTCAAATTACCTTTTGAGGATCCACTGGCTTTGATATTTACATGACCAGTTGTGTTGACTGTCAAAATATCGGCAATATTCAAATACATATCATTGTTGCTGTAAACACCAGTGGTTTCTAGCCATCCTCTGGCTGCTACATTTACAGCATTGATTACAGAATTACTATTGATGGTGTTACCACGAAGATTACCAGCAATTTGAAAATTGATGCTTGGATTGGAAAATCGAACGTTTCCAGACTCACTCAAGAATGTAGAGCCACCGCCGTCTTGTTCAAAATTATTGACGTCTAGTAGTCCAGCAACGCGAACATTAGATGTTACCTCTAGAGTGGTTCCTTGCACTCCTTGGAGGTACATAGATTGCCCTTCTCCGAGAATGATGTCACCAGCTGGCTTTACAAAATCACCACGTAAAATTTCGTTTACATCATTGATTGCCAGATTGGTCTGCACACGCCATTGATCAAATGTATTGGCTGTGCCTACATTTGTTGTATTTGAACTACTTGCCATTGATTAGCTCTCTTAGCATTGATTTCAATTCTGAAATATCATTCTTGATACTATTTATTTCTTCATCTCGCTGCTTTTGCTTGCGCAGTTGTTCCATTTTCAATTCATGTTTCTTCAAAGAATCTGGATCAGTGTTCAAAATTGCGAGATTTTTAGTATCTCGAACGAATTTTTCATTATCTTTCACTCTGAGTTTCATATTATCCCTCTGGTGTGGCGATGATACGAAGGTTGCGAACAATTGGAATTACAGCCTGATCCGCTGATAGTAAACAAATTTTGATTGCAAAATACTTGAACTTATCTCCAATTGGATACTTTCTACCATTCTCATAGTAGTATAGTTTGTTTTCTTCCAGATTTGGGCGATATTCTAGTTCTATGATTTCCTGATCATTCTTAGAAGAACGATCTACTCTTCTCAGCATACGAATCCAACGCTTATCATTGAAACGATCTGGATCATCAGCTGATAGAACTTTATAATACACTTGAATATCTGTTCCAGTTGGGCGAATTACATCCATAAACACTCTCAAATCACCAGATTCAAAATTATCTTCAAGGGCAATCTGGCGAGTCAGATATTTAGCGCGAATGTTACCACCTTCCTTGCCAGTCTCACCATTTACGATTGCTCGTGAGCGAACATTTGTAGTCGCATAACCATTTGCAATATTGATGGTTGGGCTTTCAATATAGCCAGAACCACCTTCAGATATTACAATATAGTCTACTGTGTTAGAACCAGTGGTATTGGCAACAGCGAATCCATTTGCATTCGCACCACCACCGCCTGATACTGTTATTGAGTACATTGCAATGTTGTAGTTATTCGCATAGAAAGTTTGTCTGAATAACTGCGCAGCGTTACCTTGCTGAGTCCAGTTTGGAGCAGTTCCTAGCACTGCACCATTTATACCAATAATCGAATTACCAGAAGTGGAATATGCGTTGTAACCTATTCCTGGATTGATAATTGAAATTATGTTGTTAGACATTTCACCATTATTGATGTCATGCTCTGCAGTAATTAGTGTCAAAGATTCTAGGTTGAAGATTGGAGTGACATCTGGATCCGCAGTTGTGAAGTTTGCGGTCACAATTATACTGTTAGCATTACCCACCTTTATCAAACGGCTATTGAATGATGATTTGTTAGAAAAATCTAGCAGTTTACCGTAGGACAATTGTTTGTGTGGTGTTAGTTTGTTCTTACCAGTTTCATAAGATGATGGATCAGCTTTCTTCAAACCTTTCACTTCATATTCAACTGCAGTTGTTGGGAAGGTCAATTGGTTAGTGTGAATTACAATTCTATCCACGTTCTGTGTATATCTTGGCGCCTCTGCCAACGCGAATGTAGCGTTACCAGTAGTACTGAACACAGCCTTATTGACTATGAACATCAGATCTTGATTCTGATAGTTGGTCCATGTTGTGGCGTTTTGTGCGCGGAATAGTGATCCAGCATATGGCTGCTCACTAATTCTTTGCGGAGGATCTGCACCCAACACATCCTGACCCATTTCGGCGATGTAAACGCTGTATTCTGGTGACTCAGTAGCAATAGTGATTGCATACTCACTGTCTGGTGTCAAGTATACAGGGTCATCAAAAGTGAACTTGGTTTTGGTTGCTGTATTTGCGATGCTAGGTAATGTTGAAACTTTCACATCTTTTGCTTTTACAGTCTTTGAAGCCAAATATTTCTTTGTTGGAAATCCATTCTTCACTTCAGCAATCTTGACAGTCACTGGGAACTGTAGCGAAGCATTTGCTGTACTTGGTTTAGCAGAGAAGTATAGATCTACCGATGTTACAAATATACCATAGTTGGTCTTATTTGTACTTGGCTTTGGTGTGAAGAAGGTTTGCGACAATCCATCTGCGCTTTGTACTGTTGGAATGGTGCTAGTTGTTGCACCAGTAACAGGATCTGTTGTGCTGCTAGAAGTATATGTTCTATCAGTGGGATCTACTGGGGCGATTGGATTGTCTGGATTATATTCTGGTAGTGGAGTCAAAACTGGAGAGGTGGTTGAAGATGGCTTACCAGTAAATAATGCACTAGCAGAAAACTTAGCCGAAGCCTTCATAGAAAAGTTAGGATCTTTTAGTGTATTTGTATCTGTGATTGAGAAGATTCTATCACCAGTTTCAAATTTGAAATTTGGCTCAGCGGGAACATTGTAGATACCAGAAATGGTGCCGTTCTCATCTACTATATGATTGCCAAATGAATATTTGCTAGTATGATCAGGATCAATTTCGAACGCACTATTTACTTTTACTCTGTTTCCACTTACAGCAACAACCCTACGGATTTGACCTAGACCAGCACCAGCTGTAATATACATCAAATTACCATTGACAGTAGATGTGTTTGCAGATGAGATGTAAACATTCAATCCAGTTTGTGATGGTTCTACAGTGATATTATTGCCTTTGTTATTTGCAATAATACCTGAGTTGTGTTGATGTGATAGAACTATGACGCTCTTAGAAACATTGGCAATTGATCGAACCACAAAGTTAGGTTCCATATCATAAGAAACTGTTCCTCTGCAAAATAGCCCAGCTGAATCTGTGTTTGATGCATTGAATAGGAAGGCAGGAGCATTCGCAGCTTCGTCGGTTTGAGCAACATTCAACGATCCACTCAAAGTCTTCAAGGAAATAGTGGTACCACCAGTTCCATTGTTATAGTACATCACTTGACCGACATATGATGCGGTGTTTACATTAGCGTATTGAGCATTTCCTGTAACTGTTTGATAAACCAAATCGCCAATCTTATAATGCTCAGATAGAGAAACCAGATTGTTTACTGTATTGACAGTTATAAAATTTTCGTTGACGTATAGAATATTCTCACCAGAAGTTCCAATGGCTTCAAAATATACGTTATTGTTGGTGCAAATCAATGCCTCATTTTTGTAAAACAGATCAGAAGTCAATGCGGGAGTTGTATTTACAATGTTAGCAGAAAGTGTTAGCAGCTCTGTAGATACGTTATCAACGTAGATTGGAGCATCTTCATTATAGTTTCCGCTCTGAGTCTTGATTGTAAGTATTTTGTTGGTAGAGTCATAACTGTGAACTATTCCCGAGAAAGTTGCTGCAGCTCTACTGTCTCCCTGATAAACATAATCATTGAGATGCGCTGCAGCACTTTCCGACAGATCTTTCAGACCAAGAATTTTTCTAGAGTTTAGTATGATCTTGTTGCCTTTTTGGCAGAACAAGTTTACGGCAATCTCATCGAAAAACATTCTTCCGATTTTCCCTGGACGCATATTGTCCACTTCAAAGGAAATATCTTGACTTCGGATGTATGGGATTAGCGAAATTTCTTTTACTAATGATCCCTGTTCTAATAGAATTTCTTCAGCCATTATCAATATCCTGTTGGTTTATCGGTCTTATTGGTATTATCAAACTTGGTCTTTGAGGCTACGATAGGCTTCTGACCAATTGTAAATGGTTCCTCAGAATCTGGTGTTGGAGGATCATATGGAGGCTCTTCAGATTCAATTACAGATGGGAAGATTAGAGGAGCAACAAAGTCTGGTACAACTTGATTTGCAGCCTCCAACGGATCTGGAATTGCTCTCAACTTTCTCTGCGCAGGAGGAATAGGTTCATTAGATACCACAGTTTTCTTCACTCTTTCGTTCTTAGGTCTCTTGTCAGAATTTTCCAATGCTGGAGGATCAGTAAATGGAACCTCAGTAATTGCTGGCGAGTTATTTATAGCCTGTACAGGAACTGTTACGATCGTAGTTCTTGGACGGCAGCGCTCAACAATGACCATAGTCTTAGTAATTTCTGGCTCTTGAGTTTCAGAAACATACTCTGGTGGCTTGATAATTTCTGGTGGCAGATCAACCGCAATCCAGCTATCAACCTCAGGCTTCAACTTCATATCGCCAATAAATGTGGCGAATAAGAATGGTTGAACTTGTGTGGTGGTTCCGCTGACCAACCCTTGGGTGATTGCTGGCGTCTCAGTGTATCCTAGAGTAATTGTTCTTTCGTTTTCATCAGCATCATTTGTAGCCAATAACTTTAGATTGTTGACTTTATTCTTGAAGAACGGAGTCATGCTATTCTCATCCATACTCACATTGAAGTCTGGATGACGATAGTCTGCGATGTTGAAATTATCGAAGTTCTCACCAATAATACCAAACTTCTCTTTTTCTGTACCATCTTCATACTGAGAAGTGTCATCCAAGGCTTTGGTTTCAATATTGTTCAATGCTGTATAGTATTCTACTCTCTCAATACGCTTATCAAGTTTAGCGATATCCTTCATAGTGTATCGTTTGTTTTCAACATACTTCATGCGAATGTCACCGACATTCGTCACATATGGAGGAAGGTAAATTTGATACAAAGTCATTGAATCAGATTCATCAGCTGGAGGCAGAGGTCTTGGATCAGACACGCCTTGTATAATTCTGAACTCTTTGTTCTTACTCAATACCAACTTATCAATTCTTGGTAGGAAATATGAGAACGACAATTCAGTAGCACTTCCTGGTTGAGGTAACAATCCAGTCTGAATCACTGTAGGGTTTCCGATGTTTCTAGTTGGTCTAAAATCCATACAGTCTTGAAGATTGAACACACCATTCTTCGTTGAATAGTAGATAGGAATGGTTCCTGCGTTATAGACAGCAGGTTCATAAGAATCTACGTTGAAGTATGATGCACCAGTTGGATATGTATGTAAGAAATAATCGACATGCACAGTCAACTTAGCGTATGGAGCTGGGTATCCCTGTTTCAAGATTAGTTTAGCGTGATCGTATAGATCATCTCGTTGACCATAGTCAACTACGAAATGATCAGTGATGTCTTCGTAATTATCTGAATCAGCGAAATTAGTTGTATTTCCCTTTAGAATTTTATTGACTTTGACTACATCTGGGACATAAAGACTAATGGAATCTCCAGGATAAATGTCAGTCATTTCAGGATCAGTAATAAAGATTAGACCATTCGCAACATTGATCTTGGCTACTGTTCCGACATTCGGTTCGACCACAGTAAAGTTTAGTCCAGCTGCAGTGATTGAATCATCTGGGTAATTGAATACACTTGAGGATTCAGATGTATAGTAGTTATTGCTGCTCTTGAAAGACTTTGTTTTCTTTCTTTGATTTGCTAAACTGACTTCTAGTAGAATGAAGATATCGACGTTACGAATATCAGTATCACCAAAATCAAAGGTTAGGCTTGATGCACCAGGAGTAACTTGGCTGGTAGTCACACGCAAAACCTGCCCATTCTTAGGATTTGATCCACCAGGAGTGTTCACGTTTTGAGTGATAACAATCAAATTATCATCCAAATTAGACTGAGTCAATGCCCATGGACGCGACTCATACGCTTCAAAGTTGATTGTAACCTGTCCACTGGTGCAAGTTAGATTTTCATAGTATCTCACATAAGTGTATTGTACATTATCGTTGAAACTGCCTCTCTTGGCATAGTTCTTGGGCAGACGATAGATCAAAGCATTGTCAGTATTTTCGAATAACTCTACATCACCGTTGATCAATCTTGACTTTACAGAGATGTCCGCATATGCATTCACAGTCATATTTGCAGCAGTTGTGGTTATGGAAATTGGTGTTTCAATAAACGACTCAATATCCTTGACGCCAAAGTTCAACTGCAATACTGGATCTGCTGCAGAACCAGCTGAATTAGCAATTGCTCCCTCATCAAAAGGACGATCTAGATATGCGATTCTAGTTGCACCATCATATCTCTCAATAATTCTTGTTTGTCCTGTGGTGTTTGAGGTATAATCTTCTTGTACGAAAATTGGTAGAACTTTGCTATCATCAAGCGAACCTGCAACTATATTTGATGTGAATCCAGTATTGGCAATCAAGTAAGAATTTGCACTGCTTACTACATTCACAACCTGACGAACTTCATCACCAATTCGAATAATTTTACCAACTAGATCATTAAACACAGTTGTTTCGCTGTTGATATGAGTTGCGTTAGCAAACACATAACCATTTGCGAAAACTATTGGTCTATCTACTAGTGTTCCTGTTGAATTGGCAACAGGCGTCAACTTGATTGGAAGTATAGTCACTGATACATTTTGATAAGCATTTGATATATTGCTTGCTCTATCAGTTAGATGTAGTGTGTTGCTAGTTAGAACAGTTGTGGTATTCATGCGAATGACTTTAGGTTTGACGTCAATTTCGCTGAAGTATACCTTATATGTACCATTAGATTCATTGCTGTCTAGAGACACAGCATCTCTCATGATATTGCGAATTCTAGCAGTTCCTATTTTTGTGTTTGCATACATTGATGCATTTGCAGTTGAACCGCCAGTCAATCCAATATTTACGCTACTCGCAGGAACACAGTGTAGATCGACTTTTTCTAGACTTGCAATGTTGACAGATGAGTTTGCTTGATTTGAACCATATAGATATCTAAAAATTAGATAGTTGCCATACTTGGTATCTAAGTCAATGTTGGTCAAAGAACGGGTGTCTGTGACAGCATCTCGAGGTTTTGGTGTTTCTAGTTTGAATGTTCCAAGAGTTTCAAATTCAAATCCCTTGACGTAGGCTTTGCCAGGTTCAATATTGATGATATAATTATCTGGATTTTGAGATTCTGCAACTGATGCTCTAAATGGCACTACAGTATAATCGCCAGATTCATCAAAGGTTCGGCGAGCCAAAGTCTTTTCGATTTCTGAATAGATTGGATACTTGACCTGCTTAGTGATTGCTCCATTTTCAACACGCATCAATTCAAAGAACTTAGATTCGTCGATAGCAGTGTTTAGAGGTCTTGTGGTCAACGTCAGATTGAACTGGTATCTATCTGCTCCAGGAGCCTGATAGTTGAATGAGCCTAGTGCTGGATCAAGTAGAGTGGAATCAGCCACATAATCTACGATCTCGTCGCTAATTTCTAGACCGATCTTGACGTTGGCTTGTTGAGAATATGCATCTACAACAGCTGTTTGTTGATTTACCTGTACGAAATATCCATCAACGTAGAAAATGCCTTCATTGATGGAAACCACAGTACCTTTACCAGAAGCAGCACTGTCTACGCACTTGGCTCTAGTTGTTGTTCCTGCAACTTTGAACACATCACCATCTTCGAATTCCAGACCACTCAAATACTTCACCATCAGAGTTGGTAGACCACCAGCTGGGAACGAGGTTGCAAGAACCTTTGCTTGAACAGCGCTGTCAGAGTCGCGTAAGATAATTCTATTGTTGAAGTTCTCTAGTTCAATATCTTCATTATTGAATGTTTCGTCTAATTTCAGATATGAGATTTTATTGTCAAGGCTTAGATTTCCACCTACAACTGGTGAACCATCTTGAAAGATATGATCGCCGAATGCCTTTATCTGATTCTGTAGAATGGACTGAATCTGAGTGAGCTCTCTAGCCTGAACTGAGGCTCCAGGCTTGAATAATATCTTTAGATAGTTGTTTAACTTGGCGTTCTGCTCAAAATCATCATAGTACGGATTTATGTTAAATTCCATCTTTTAGCCTTTTAGAAAGAAAATGTTAGTCTAATCTGCTCAGACTGATTGTTATCTCGAATAATCTTAGACCTATTCTCAATATATAGCACGTCACCTGTGAATAACTCAATTACAGGATCATCTACTGACAAGATAGTTCCAACTGCTGCAGATGATACACCTGTCAATTGTTCTCCTGTAGAATAAGTTCCCGTCAGATTATTTAGGTACAATATATTGTTGTTTGTATCCCAATATACAACAACACCTGTAAACGATGCAGTTGCTAAACTTGGTCCAATGTAGACCGTTTCGTCGTTCAGATAGTTGGTAGAACCAGGATCTGTGATGGTAACTTTGGTTGTAATTCTGTATACACTAGCGTTAGCATAAGAACCATTCGCCAGAACTGGATCTCTAATCAAACAAATCTGTCTAAAATCGAAAGTATCGCTGTTGGTATTGCTTACTGGAATATTACCACCCTCAGTACTATCCAATTCCACAGTAGTCATAACTGAATAGCAACCCAATTCTCTGGATGGATCGGATCCATGTCCGTTGGGAGGTCCTATGATTACATCAAATACTGCATCATCGCCAGCAGTTGTCTGGTCTGGATCGACTGCAGTGATGGTTGCTGTGGTATATCCAGATCCACCATCTAGGATATTTAGATTGGTGATGACTCCGCTCTCCACCTTTGCAGTAATATTCGCGCCTGTACCATCGCCAGTTACGACGATAATTGGTAATGTATTGCTATTACCAGATTGCCCATTTAAATAATAACCAGATCCACCGTCGACTATGTCTACGATATCTATTCTTCCCGAGACGGATGCAGAGGTGACTGTTGAGTCGGAAATTACTGGCATCCAAGTGCTGGTGAAGAACTTTTGTTTCAATCCATAGGGAATGGTATACATATATTTCCACTTATAGCCATCTCCTGCGATGATATATGGATTTTCTGGGAGTTGCCCATCTATATCTATGGTTGGTTCTACTGTTGAACTTGTTTCACCATCATTATCTAAACACTTGAACACTTGATCCTTCTTATTGCGAACGTAAAAATTATTCGCGAATAGAGGATAAGTATTACTGATCTTCAACATTAGATTTGATGTGAATGTAGTAGCAAATGCGGAGTTCACATTTAGAACACCACTACCAGAATCAACGTCTATGATTTCTCTACGAACTCCTTCTAAGTCAATTATGTCACCAGGAGAAAGAATTGAGAATATGCTGCCTGTGTCAACATTACTGACTTCTGTATCTCCAGTGGTAACAGTAACATTACCGACTTCTGTCTTAGATTCAAAACTGTACAGTTCGTAGTGATCTTGATATTTGTCGTATGTGGTACCAGATTGCCAATCTACTCTTGGAATCACTAAGCAAAGATCAGCGACCTGAACACGCTTCATCGCCACCATATCTCTAAAAATTTGATTTCTGTAATTGGTGGTGTATTGCGCTTCTTCGATTTCTGTTGGTGTTTCGTTAGAGTCATCACCCCAACGTATTGGTCGACCAATGGTTATGTATGTATTGGCTTGAACTGGAAAGATGTCTTCTTTGACTCTCTCAGCCATTTGATACTTCATATAATGAGTAATGAGTGACTTCATGTTACTAATCCGTTACAGTTATAATTTCGTAATCGTAATCTCTGGTAGAGTAATCTGGAACAACCTTATATACAATATTGCTCAAGTTACTTGATATTGCTACATTGGTTGTCAAATTTGAACCGACCACATCTACTTGCACGTCTACCAATGTGGCTAGTTTATATAAATCCTCTCCACTTGTATTAGTAGAAAACGCTGCATTTACGTTCAGAGTTTCTTGACCCGCATCTACTGATACAATCTTTCTAACTTGGTTATTTATTATAATAAAATCATTCGCTGCCAATTCGTTATCAAAATCTGTTGAGGTTCCGACTACCTTGGTGTTTGTGGTAAAGACCTGTACAGTTCCAGTTTGCGCTAGGTATAGATTTGCAGTAGCAATGTTGATCTTTATTGTATCATCGTTAGCAATAAAGTGATTTATTCTATTTGTGTTACCGCTGACTTGGAAAACACTATCTTGCAACAATGCGATGCTATTACCAGTTCCTGTGTAGGTGAATACACTATTTACAGAAAGCAGAGTAGAAGAAGAAATAGTATCAACCTGTTTGATTTGTCCATTTACCTTGATAAAGTCGCCAGCATTCAATTGTGATGTAAACGATGTACCGCTACCCAACACATTAGCATTCGCCAGATATAATGACTGACCTGTTGCATAATTTATGAATGGAGTGTTTACCACTAGTGAAGTGTCTGAGTTTCTAACTGTAACTTCGCGGATTTCATTGTTTACCGTGACGATATCGCCGACCGAAATTTCAGGAATGAAATTAGTTCCTGATCCTGTAATGACATTACTAGATAGGTAGATATCTTCTTCAGTTCCAGCAAATCTAAACACGCTGTTGACTTCCATATAACTTGAGTTGGCAATAATGGTAACTGATCTGACTTGATTGTTGATCGTAATAATATCGCCAACTACCAATTCTGAAGTGAAATTGCCACCAGCTCCCAGAACAACATTGCTGGATTTCTCGACATTTGCAACGGAAACGATTGGAGAATTGATTTCAACAGTTCCAGATACTGCAGGATTGATTGTCACTGTTCCAGTAATCGCACTAAAAACAACATTTGAACTAATCTTACCCTCGCCTATATATGTGAAGTCTGAGTCTGTTTGAATTTCCGTATTGCTGACGACAACCGTAACTATCTTAGCCTGATTTCGTAGAGGATTCAATGAATCTTTTATTAGAATCATATCTCCAACTTCAATCAAATTGTTAGCCTCTTCCCAAATAGTGTTGGTACCAACTACTACGTTAGAAGTAGAATCATTTATTTGCACATTAGAAATTTGACCTGTATATGTTGTGATTGTATACACAGTGGTGTTAGAATCAATGGTATCCTTTAGATCATTCTTAGCGATTGTTCTTGACAACATCGAGGTTCCAATCGGATGAACGATGTCATTTACTGATTTTCTATATTCTCCAATAGACTTTTCAGATTCTATCACGTATGAGTAGTTATGATAAATTTTGCTGTCTTGTGTTTTCTTATCAGCACTCAAGAATCCGTCAGTGTTCACATAGAATCCAGGATATTGAATCAATCCGTTGAAAAACTCTGCAACAGCCTTAGCCTTACCATTGCCATAAAAGTATGGATTAGGTAGACCAGCTGTAATAATTTCTTGGGGATATTGTTCTGGGGCTGGAACTTTCTTAGTTGCATCTATAGAAAATGTCGCAGAGGTTCCGTCCTTTGTAAATGGTAGAGATGAATTGAAGTTGGTAAACGAGTTACCAGAGTAGTTGAATAGTCGCAGCTTTCCAGTAGTTGTGTCATAACTCTTTACAGTTCCCTGGAAAATTGCTGAGGATAAACTTGCGCCTTGAAACACGACATCACCTTCACTCAACGAGCCAGATGTCGGAGTTGTGACCATCATATCAACTACTTTCAGAGAAATCACTGGAGTTGAAATGTAGTCAAATCCTCTTGAAACAACTTTGATATCACGAATTCTCCCAATCGCTCCAGTGTCGATAGAATTTACTACACCCTCGCCGAAACCATACGCAGTGACTATGGCTCCTGATCCACCATTACCATCATCAACTTCAGCAGACTTTGTGCTAACGTATCCTTCGCCTCTATTTACAATCGTAGTTCTAACTACCGATCCAGCTGAATTGACGTTTACATATCCAACAAATCCATATCCACTACCGCCATCCACTATAATTGGATCACCGTTAGAGTATCCTTGTCCTGGATTATTGATGTAGATATGAGCAATTCTGCCATAAACTCCGATTGGCTGACGATATGATTGGTATAGAGTGTTCGCTAGATAATTAGAATCACCCAATGCTTGTGCTTCTGACAAGAACGTGTCATAGTAACTATCTATCTGAATGGTTGGTGTTGATCTAAATCCGAAGCCACCTTCCAGAACATTGTACAACGCGATGCCGCCAGTATCAATCAATTCTGTGGCTAGTCCTTGGTAAATAAATGATCCTGCGTTAGTTCTCTGTGTAACTTCTACGATGTCAGAATGCGAATCACTCTGATCGTTATATGTAAATGTCTTACCGCTATTGGCGCAAACTACACCGCCAGCAGAAAGATCTTGCAGAGTCATTTGTAGATTTTCTTTGGTGAATGCTAAATTACCAGTAGCATTACTCAATCTAACATCATATAGAACGAGTGGTGCTGTACAAGCAGCGCCACCATCTCCAAACTCAAAAACATTGTTTGGAGTTGCAATCTTAGCCTTGAAATATGCAGCTGTATAATTAGCACCATTGGCATAAATCAATTCATTGTTTTGATATCTAGCACTAGATGATGTTTCAGTTAGATTGATAATAATGTTTCTATTGTTTTGAGTAAATGCAGTGTAGTCGCATTCAACTTTCCATGTGGCATAGGTTCCAGTCCCAACTACAGAGTCCACTGAAACAACTAGGGCACCTGTTCCGCTGGTGTAACTAGTCACATTACCAAGCATGTACTTAGAACTATCTGTGGCGTAAATGATATTTACTCTTTCACCAGTAACAAAGTTTAGACCAGTTTCAACTGTCAAACTTTTACTACCAGTGCCTATTGCAAGAGAGGTTGTGCTATTCGCTCTTTCTCCGCTGCCTATTACCTGATTTTCCAGATATAAAATAGGCATCTTGTCAATTTCAATCGTTTCCTTGAAAGAAGCCTGACTATTGGTCGTCAATAAAACTTCATTCAACCCAGAAACTCTTATATCAGTTCTGGAGTTGGCATTAGGATCATCTTCAGCTGTTCGTAACACGCTGGTCAGAGTATTGGAATACAGTCTGTATCCATATCCTGGGAATGATGGAACGACGCCTTCAATTGATCCAGAAGAAACATTGCCCACATATGCAACTGCATCTGTTGCCTCTGAGGTGTTATCTAATCCACCATAAACAACAACTGGATCCCCAACATTATATGACAGTCCTCTTCTTCTTTGTTGAGGATCAATGCGAATATTGGTATCCAAACGTATGGTAGATATCGCTCCGATAATTTTTTCTGAGAATGTTTTTAGAACATCATTGTCATCGACATATTGAATTTCTAATTGCTCACCGTTGATAAATTCTTTGGTGACATTAGACACATAGATTTCTAAAATTTCATTACCGAAATTTCTATCAATGGTCTTATTGGCTGACTCAATTACGCAAGTTGCTGTTGATTCAGATCCAATACCCAAACGCTTTTCTAATAAGTTAGGATCAATGGTTACATTGTTGCCAGTTAGAGTCAGATTGAATGCTTTGGGCAGTTTCCATTTACCATCCGAGGCAATCAGTATTTGTTGTTTTGGATAATAGACTTCAATTTCTACATTGAACAAAACTCGGAACAACCACTTCAGCGATTCTTCACTACCTTTTTTGGAGTAGAATTCGCGTGCACCTTTTAGTATCTTCACCAAGTCCAAAGAGGTTGTTTCTGGGAAGTATGGTAGGAATTCACTCTTGAATATGCGAATGAATGGGTCGAGAGTTTCATCAATATCACGATACTTTTCAGCATTCATGATGTGATAGACGGTGTTACCTTTGGTCTCGTCTTCCAACCATTCGTAGTATAATTCTACAAATCTTTTGAACTGTGGATGATTAGCCCTGACGAAGTCGGGTAGTTGTGTATCAATCAGCCCAGATATTGTTTTTTCTGTTACAGCCATAATGGATTAGATCTGCCCAAGTGTAATTTGAATTGATCCTGGATCGGTTGAGTCTAGAGTCAATATTGCATTACGTTTTGTAGAAAACACATTAGTGTTAGGAATAGCCTTGAAGACCAAAGTTCCAAATGGATCAGAAATTGTAATTGGAGAAAAATCAATCAACTCAATGTATCCTTCGTCATAGTATACATTACCGATATTTTGATTGATGATTTTCTTTAGATTATTGCTATCATAATAGAACAATCTCAATGTGCCTTTTTTACCTTCTAGTAATGGTTTTAGAGTTGCACCACTTCCATTTCCACCTACTATTCTAGCAATTGCTGATGAGTAATTAGAACCAGCCTTTGTCACTCTAACTGATTTTACCTTACCATTTACAATCAATGCCTCTGCCTCAGCTCCTCTACCATCACCTTCTATGACAACTTGTGGAATTTGTGTGTAACCGATTCCCGCAGAGACAACTTCAATCTCGTCAATGCCCGAGAAGTCTTGTGGTGTTTCTTCAATAAAACAAGTTCTAATGTTATTCAACTCGTCATAATACTGAAATGATGGTTCTGAGAACACGCGATCAATCGCTGTTCCGCGCTTGATTGGTACATAAAAATCTAGACGATAACTTCTTGGTAGATTTAGTATCGGTCTAAAACGCTTTTCAATATACAACTTGATAGAATTATTTTCTATAGATTGCTCGGAGTTATCTATCGCTCTAGACAACTTGGACATCTTGAATGTGTTGTTGAACGTGTTTAGATTTTGATTTGCGAAATCTATGATCGCATTGTATATTCTAGTTTGTACCTGCCCAGGAGTTCGATTAGTTTTTCTTTGATCAAAAACTACATCAACAACTAGGTTTAGATAATTGTAGTCTGGGGCGACGTATTCTGGTGTTACTGTAAGTATACTGAATGGTTTTATTACATCGTTTTTGATAGATTCTATTTCTGTTTGTGTTACTTCATAGTTTCCGCGAGGTTTTACTGAAAAAAATACTTTTCCATAGATAGGTGGTACGTTTTCTTCGCCGCCCCAGACTGTTACTGAATCAAAGTATGGATAGTCTCGATTGATAAGTGCAATGTAATCGTTTTTAGTTACTGCGCGATTTTGCGCTATGAATGATTTTGGTGCTGTAAATTTTATGTCATCTACTGATTCTTCCAATTTTCCAGATGAAGATTCTGTCAATAGTTCTATTGTGACCACTGATCCTGGTTTAGGATTATCTGATAATTTGAACTGACGTATACCATTGGCAGGAGATCCTGAAGTTACAATGTAACTGCAGATAACAATATTGCCGTCTGTCAAACTCTTACCAATTACACCATCTCCGAAGTATATTTGATACAACCCATTACGATTTTCTTCAAGGTAGAAAACAGCTGCGTTAGATGATACTTCTGTAGCATCTTCTGCTAGAGTGAAAACTTCTTGTTCAGATAATTGCGCAGACTTTTGAACTCTAACTTCCAACGTAGAAGTGTCGATACCGCTATCAGGCAATACAAAAGATTGTTTAGAGTTTGTTTGAGCGTTATAGACAAAAGTAAATCCGCTAGGCTGCCCTTCTTTTATCTTCACATTCTCAAATACAAATTCGTCATCTTGGTTTTTATTGACAATTTTTTGTTCTGAAGTTACGAAAACGTAATTATTACTATCTTTTGGTGAACTAGAAAATCGAGTAAATCTTGGAAGAGTCATTACACTATTAGATCCACCAACTACTTCTTGAAATGTTACGTTTATGGTAGCCTGTGATGCCACTCTTGATCTTGGTGTGTATCCTAACAATTTGGCATGAGAAACTACAGAGGCTCTGCTGACTGCAGTATCAATGAACATTTCGTTTGCAATCATGTTCATATAGTATCCCATGTAATGGGTGTTATATGCTAAGAGATCTAGAAGAACTGATAAACCTGAACCCTCAAAGTTATAATCTGAAAACTCGCTCTGATCTTTCAGGAAGTTTCTTAGATTAGTCTTTATTTGATTGAAGTCAAGTTCGGCAACTTTTAGTTTATCTGAATCTGCCATTTTACCTTACTCGTTCTAGAAAAAAGTTTATGTTTACAGGATTAGGATTGTTGGTCATGAAAAACGTAATCGTAACATCATATCTTTGATCTTCGTAATTTGGAATCACATCAACTGATTGTAGGGAAACTCTTGGTTCAAAGTTTCTAATCACCAATTCTATATCCTTTCTAATCATCACTGTCGAACCTGCATCTATCGGTTCGAATAACATTCTCTTCAAATTGCAACCTATATTAGGCTGGTACAATCTCTCATAAAAAGAAGTTGAAAATAGATTTCTCAAGGACTGAGTTATAGAAGGTATATCCACCTTCTTCAGTATATCTCCAGTTACTGGATGTTTACCGAAATTTAGATCTATGTCCGAAAACTTTCTAACCGATGTTGACATTATTCTTCTGCTTCTTCAGCCTCTTCATCGTTTTCAGTGAACTCAACTATAGGTTCTTCTGGTGGATCTTCTATTGAATCAACCTCTGTTTCTAGAGTTGATTTAGTAGAAGTATTTAGTATCAAATCCAATATCGGTTTGGTTGTTGGTACCAAATAGAATTTTTGAACCTCGTCGACTGTATTCAAAGTTTCAGCGATCTTAGAGTATTTTTTGTAGGCTGCATAGTCGGAATCTATAGATGCCTGCAATGCAGCAGTTTTAGACTTTATAGAAGCAGCTGCTGACAGAGCATTCCCCCCACTTTTCACATTTTTCACGGTTTGTTGTACTTCTTCATACAGTGCATCTACCAAGTCCCTCTTGAACAGACTACCAGCCATCTCAGAAGCATATTCTCCGTCCTCATCATAATACGCATCAACCTCATAATGCGTTCTTAGAATCTTGATCAGACTCATTTTTTCGTAAGAGTCGGTATTGGCTGCAATCCTAAGTTTGACACCATGAATGACATAGTTGGTATTGGCTAGGGTGCTGGTTACGCTGACCACAACATTCCCGCTTGTAAGTTCAGCTGTAAAGGTCGAGAATGGATCTATGGTATAGTTTGTGAAAACTTCGCGAAAATATACTTTACGATTGTCATGCAGCACGAACAACTCAGTAGTTTGATGTTCGGTATTCGCACTGAGAGAGGTGCCCAAAGCAGCTGTAGATTGTACATAGTATTTTGCGGAACGAAACTTCTTTGCATTGAAACTCATGATCGCGGTTTTTACGTTCACAGGAACGTCATAATAGAACTTGTCCTCAGTTGTATTATCAGATACAGACTCAGCATTTTCGCTTGAGTCGTCTAATACCAATCCAGAAAGTCTATCTGTATGATCTTTGAATGCATCCAATTGTGCAACGGCGCCACCTAGCCCATCACCACCACCCAACGCATCTTGATACATACCATATGATGTTCCTGTAGCAGATCCACCAACAGCTGTATTCAACCCTTGAAAATTATTATCGGTATACTGTAGAAGTAGATTTTTGGTTGCTGTGATTGTATCAGCCAATGGATTGGAGAAAAAGGTAGCCATACCTGCTTGTAGTCCAGCTGAGTTTGTTGCAGCTGCTTCTACTAAATCGCGCAACTCCTCTGGTATTAGAGGGAGATAATCCTCAGTCTCATCTTCTAATAATACTAATGGAGTTTGTTCATAAGTTGTTCCAAACTCTTCTGCCAATTGATCTAGCAATTCAAAATTAGGATCTATATCATCCCCAGCTTCGGCAGCTGTTCCAACAGCAGTTGTCCCAGCCAATGTTATAACGCCAACACCACCCACGTTTGCAACTACGCTTGGTGGAATTTCAAGAGGAGGGATTTCCAAACTAAGAGCGACAACTCCATTACCATTCAATGCAGAAATTAGATTGTTGAGTTCCTCATCAGAAACATTTTGAATTTCTCGTAGTGTGCTCTTATCACCAGTTTTTGAATATTGATCCAGGTCTGCCAACAGCGAAGAAGAAATATCACCAGAAGCAAGCAGTTCTTCAGATATTTGTCTATTGATATTTTCGTTGATCAGATCACTATTCACACCAGATCTAGCAGTCAATCCTAATAGTGAATTCTTACTCTTGACTTTATCTGCAACATCATTCAATATTTGTTTTATATTTCTTTCTGTAGAATTGATTGTTGATGATAATGATGCATCACTTACACCACTAGTTCTACCACTGGTTGCACCACTTATTCTATTAGCATTTATATCAGTGTCAAGTCTACCAAATTGATCAGTTTCGCCAGTGAGTATTACACCATTAGAAACTTGAACTGATGTTGTTAGAGGATATAGTTTTTTGGCTGTTCTTCTTTCTATGTTGTTATTAGAAGGTTTTTCTTTGGGTATTAGTAACTTTTCATACAAAGAAATTGTGATGTTTTTCTTGGCTGCAACGTCAACTAGTTGTTGACAATCAGATCTAATTTCTTGATATAGATCTTCTTCGAATCCTAATATGTACCCAGCCAACCCATTCATTAGATCTTCAAATAAGTATACATCAGAAACTATCTTATCAGGATTTCTATTTTTGCTGACTAAAGAATTCATCGTACGAATTGCTTCTTTAGCAATTCTATACTTTTCGTCACTTGTAACTTTATGATTGATTGTGTGCATGACTATTTCGGTGTTTGTAGACCGCTATTGGTTGGTGATCGTGCAGGTGGGCTGGCTGATCGTATCTTACAGATTCTTCTTGGGCACTTGACCTTGTTCTTCACTCTGCCTCTGAAATTTACAGTTGACCCTTGCAATGTGGCACTTCTTCCCTTTAGATTTAGTTTACCACCGCTACCAATTCTAGCAACTCCACCAGCCTTTACATCAAAAGAGTTACCCGACTGCAGTTTCATTTTTCCAGCAGCTTTTATTTTCACATCGCCACTTGAGGACATGTTTATTTCTGAAGCCTCAACATTGAACTTTCCAGTAACCTTTATATGGCAATCTCCTCCTACTGTTAGATTACAATTACCGTCAACATAAACATAATCGCTTCCCATAACAACCGTATATTTGTCTTTCACAACCTTCTCAACTCGATTTCCCGTATAATCCATTTCAATGAAACTACCATTTTTGTGGGCTAGATTCACACGCTCTTTCCCAGCAGTGTCATCCAACTCAAATGCGTGACCAGACTCGGTGTGATGTGCATTGTTGAATGGGTACTTTGGATTAAATGTTGGTTGCGGCTCATCCCATATCTTCCCACCCAAGTAAGCACCGACAGACTTGATCGCAGTTTTCAAATTTCGTTTTCTGGTTTCAACAATCGTTCCATCTGTTCTCGCTCGCGCCAGTCTGTTCGTAGTTTGCTCATTGATGTTCTTTGGGAATACGCCATTCGGATCAGCGAATCCATATGTGCTATCTGGCTTTATTTTTGGATACCCAGGTAAGACGCCCATCACAACAGGATCTTGAGCCGACGTACCGTCTAAGAAAAATCCAAAAACCCAATCTCCTTCTTTCGGAGTGTGGACAGCGTTAGACAAGTTTGTTGGGAAAACAGTGTGAGCCCAAGGTAAAGCATCCGTTGGTATTTCTTCTTTGAACTCAGAATGCCAACCGAAACAACGAATGCGGACACGTCCTAATTGTTCAGGATCAAAACGATCCTCAACAACACCAACGAACCAAACGAACCCTTGCGCTCCGTCAAAATTTTTTCTTGATCCCGACATATTACATCACTCCAATAATCTTCTAAGATCAGCTGCAGCTGGCAACTGAGCGGAATATGAATCTGAACATATTTCAACCACAGAGTCAAATTTATCCTCATAAAATTTATGATTCACAGAAGTTATGATGTATTTACCACTTCTAAATTCATCAGTTTTATCACCTTCATCAGGACTCACAAACTTAGCAAAGTGATAGTAAACAATATCCCCCGCGTTCATAGATGTATCACCAGGCAAAACTAATCGAAGTTTGGTTAGATTCAACGCTGCTATCTGTCTCGCTCTTTTCAATAACCAAATGGGAGTATCTTGCTCTTTGGTTTCTGCGCCAAATGCATAAAAAGAATTCCATGCAAAAAGTTCTGGATAGTTATCTTTTCTTATTTTTTGATTGCTTACCATATATGGGTTCAGCAATGATTTACTGTTCTCTGCGAATGCATAACTCTCGAATGCTTGTGTGGAACTTTGATCAAATAAATTGATCTTTACTAATCTAGAAGATAAACCACCATTCATCATGTTGCTCAGAACATCAAAATCATTCAATATTTTCATATCAGTCAAAGAATCTTTATTGTTAGCAGGATCAGTGTTTTCTTGTTTCACATCTAATTTGATTTCCTTATAGATAGGTTTTTCGTATAGAGTTTGCAAAGAAACAAAATTGAATCCTCTAGCATTCTCAAAGAAAAAGAAACTCTGTTTGTTATCTCCTTCATTGAATGCTCTAGAAGCACACCATTGTAGTGCCTCAAATCCTCTGTAGTTTGGAATCACTATGTCATATTTCTTATCAGTCTTATCAAACATATGAATGTTTTCTGGAGAAATCAATAATTGATTCTTCAATATGTCATCAACTATATCAGAAATCAATGACTCTTTATATGCTTTGCTGATCAGTTTTCCGTATGAAAATATAAGTTCATCTGAACAAAAATGTAGAGTGTATCTCTGACCGCTATCGCCATCTTTTGCTCTTTCCGTAGACTTATATACTCTAAAAACTTTTTTGATTGGTTCGTTGAGAGTTGGTTTATCAACTTCAACTCTAAGTAATTCGTTTCCACAAAAACCTAACATTTCAAACAAGTCTACGCCATCTTTGATGGTGATGAGACCACTCATCACGCTTGAAAACATGTCTTGATATAGTTGCAGTTCTACGAAAATTTTTCTGAGATCAAAAGTAGTTCCGTTTGATCCAACTAAAGTCAAATCAATTAGATCATAGTCTCTTGATGTATATAAACCTTCACTCATTACAATCCTTCCATCAGCTTCTTGAACTCATTTTCTACTCTTGGAACATATGTTTTATCTAACAATTTTATATTGCGTTTCTTTTCATTTTCTTCAAGTTCATAAGTATAGTTTGATATTGCTTTCACTACTGACGATGTATTTACATATCCACCATCTGTAAACACTGGAGAGTTTTCAACAGATGGGGAAGTTTGAGTGTCTGCTGTTACGGGTAATATTCTTGGAGTCAATTCTCCAGTGCTGTAGTCGACTTCATTTCCATTCACAATGTAAGTGTCAATGTTTTGACTCACAACCAATCCATTTAGAATGTAACTACGAGTAATCTCCAGTTCATAATGATGAATGGTTGTTTTAGATTGATTGATAGTTTGATTATATTTATTTACAATGTATTTTTCTAATGCTATGTTGTTCAGAGGAAATTCATACAATGGATTGTTGATCTTATTGAAGAGCAATACTATCCATGCGCGCTCTACGTCTCGATACAGTTTATCCGCAATGATCTCTGGAGTGTCTCCCTCTTGAATTTGATACTCATAAAACACTGCTAGATTTTCTGATATTTCTTTGAGAAAAACTGATCTTCTCAAAATATCTGTAACAACGATTGGATTTAGTTTGTCTGGATCTAGAGAATAAAGTGTTTTTGGTATAGATTTGAAATATGCCATGACTAGTAGCCTTGAGTAACGAGATCTTTGTGAATGATTTCTGTTTCTTGGAATTTCAAAACCATTTCAATCTCAATTGGAGTACCATCATAATAAGTTGCAAATTGACCAGCTGTAACATAGTTTACATCAACTCCAGTACACACGCAAGTGGTTATCTTGAACAGTTTATCATTGAGACTGTTGTTGTAATAGAATGCGATATCAAATTCAGATGGTGGAATGAAGTATCTAGCACCACCATCACCAGGAACGAGTTCTGGTGCTGAGTGGAACTTGAATGTTCTAATGATGTCAATTATAGTTTGGGATTCTTTAGCACTTTTTGGCGAAAATTTGAAATCAAACTGAAATGTTCTTATGCTCGGCGAATTGAACAATACTTCTATCTGCGGATTCTTAGCATAGCCATAACTTGCTAAGTTTACTCTTTCAATATCTGCACCAAACATTTCTGATTTTGCAGCAGCTGCTCCTGCTATCTCAGCAACTCCTCCCCCGAACGCAGAGGCTTCAGGTAAATCTGTACCTCTACCAGCACCAGTCATTATATCTTTTACTTCACTCAGAGTTCCAGTGAATGATCCACCTGCAGCTTGACCAGTTTGTGCTGCTAAACCCGCTGTACCCATTGCTTCTGTCATAGAAACTGCATCATAGGTCAAGGAGTATTGTTGCATGATGTTATTTGGAACGTATAATTTGATGGATTGTTCAGTTCTTCTTGTTTTTCTAGTCACATCTAAACTAGCCAAAATTCCTGTGGTCAAAGCACCAGTAGCCAATCCAGGCAACGCAGATCCGATCAAACTTGCAGTAGTTGCTCCGCCAGAAGCCACTTGTTTCAATCCACCACTAATGGCACCGATTGCTGCAACTCCAGCGCCTACTAATCCAGCTGTTCCTAATACACTAAATGGATCAGTCGTACTACCTAATTGATTTGTTGCTGCTCGGTTTATATCCACTTGAGATAATTGATCAGATACAGATAAACTACCATTCTTGACGTATGAAGATTTTGCAGGCACATTGATATTGAATAGTATGTAGTGTGGATGTTCGAATCCACCCACATCTAACGGATATTGTAGAGAAGGTGCTGCCGAATAGCGATCCCCATAAAGATCTGATAGCGGACCTGTTGGGAAATCTCCGATAATTCTTGCGCCCATTTATTCTTCCTAGAATTGAACTAAATATTTATATGGCATATTCAGGACGTTTCTCACCAAGGAATCCCAAGAAGTATCTTGGAGATCCCACCAATATCTGGTATCGTAGCCTTTGGGA